AGAAGAAGAAACTAAAGATTTAACGGCAGAGCAAATTGATATTTTAAGTAAAAAGAAACCAACAACTGTTGATGATATACAAATTAATTTTGCAAGAATAGATGGCCCAGAAGATTTAAAGAATGCTATGCAGGCTTATACTAATGAAACTAGGTTGTTACCTAAAGTAGAGAAAGCACGTAGAGGGGTGCGTCCTAATCAAGCAACATTAAAAGACGCAGAAGATATTGATGGATTTAAAACTTTGCTTGAAAGAAGGGAAGGTCAACCTTTAAATGCAGAACAAACTACAGCAGCTAGGAATTTCTATTATAATACTACTGATAAATTAATGGAACTTGCAAAGAAGGCATCAAGTCCAGAAGCAACAGATGTTGATCAATATGCATTTAGGAAAATGGTTGCTACACATCATGCAGTACAAAAAGAAGTATTAGGGGCAAGGGCAGAAGCGGGAAGAGCTTTACAAGCATGGTCAATAGCAGCAGAAGGAACACCTACAGATAAATTAAAAGGATTAGAGTCTATTTTGGATTCTTTTGGTGGAGCAGAAGCAAGTAAGGATTTAGCAAGAAAATTAGCATCTTTTAGAGATGGTCAATTAACTCTATCACAAGTAAATCATATTACCCAAAAATCAGCTTATGCAAGAACAGGTGATGCTATGATTGAAGCATGGACAGCAGGATTATTAACTAATCCAGTTACTCACGTTAAGAATTTATTATCAAATACTCTAACTACTTTAATGAGTGCAGGAGAAAGGTATGGTCAAGCTTTATTTCCTAATAGTAATGTAACAATAACAGAAGCTAATTCTTTTCTAGTTGGTATATTACAATCTCAAAAAGAAGCGTTGGCAAGTGCAGGGCGTGCGTTTAGAACAGGACAAACAGGATTCGGACAGGGTAAAGTTGAATTACCTAGAGTTAGGGCAAGTGCAAAAGAGACTTTAGATTTACAAGGTATTGCTAAACCTTTCGGATATGCTATGGATTATTACGGTAGAGTTGTTAATACTTCATTTAGAGCATTAGCAGCAGGAGACGAATACGGAAAGACGGTATTACATAATGCACAATTAAATGCTTTAGCTACAAGACAAGGAATAAGCAAAGGATTTAAAGGTGCTAATTTACGAGATTATGTAGCTAAATTAACAAGTGCTCCTGATTCAATCTTGGAGCAAGAAGCTAGAGATTTTGCTAATTATGCTACATTTACTAAAGAATTAGGAAAGAGTGGTAAATCATTTCAAAGAATACTATCACAAAATCCAGCACTAAAAATAGCAGTGCCCTTTTTTAAAACCCCTGTAAATATATTTAAATTTACTTATGAAAGAACCCCTTTAGCTTTGGCAAGTAAGAAAGTAAGAGAGGAATTATCGGCAGGGGGAACTAGACAAGCGGCGGCATTAGCTAAGATAGGTACAGGGTCATCAATGATGATGTTAGGTGTTGATATGTCAATAAATGGTCATATTACAGGAGCAGGACCTACAAATCCTAAAACAAGATCGGCATTGAGACGTCAGGGATGGCAACCACACTCAATAAAAATAGGAGATAAATATATTAGTTACCAAGGGTTAGAACCTGTATCTACTTTATTTGCATTAAGTACAGATATGGCGGAGATCCTAACCAATTATGAAATGTATGATATAGAAACTCAAGATGAATTAGATCATCTTGCTTCTGCTCTAGTACTAACAGCTAGCGATGCAACAATTAATAAAACCTTTTTATCTGGTATTTCAAATATAATTGAAGGACTTGCTAATCCAGAGATGAAAGGAGGACAATTTGTGCAAAGAACTTTAAGTTCTATTATACCATCTGGAGTTGCAGCAGTTGAAAGGGCTGTAGATCCAGAAAGAGAATATGTAACAAATATTACTGATGCATTCAAAGCTAGGATACCTGGAATTTCAGAAGAGACAGCTAAACGAAGGAATGTATATGGTGAGATTATTCAATATCGTTATCCTGATGAATCTCTATTAGATCAGTCAGTATCGGCTGTTACTTCGTTATTTAATCCATTTTATACTAGTATTGCTAAAGATGATCCATTAGACAGGTTTCTATTAAAAGAAGGATATTTTGTAGGTATGCCAAGCAAGACTCAAACCTTTGAAGGGGCTAAAGTTAATTTAAGAGAATATCCTGAGGCATATTCAAGATTATTAGAATTAAGAGGACAGGAAATAGAGCTTGTGCAATATGGAGGGGTTAATATGAAAACTGCTTTAACTGATTTAGTAAAAGGAGATTTACCACAATCCTTTATATTCTTAAGTGAATTTAAAGATGAGGATGAGAAACAAGATATGATCACTAAAGTAACTAGAGATTATAACAATGCAGCTAAAGATATATTGCGTCAAGAATTCCCAGTGATTGACCAATTAATTTTAGAAGACAAACTTAAACAAGAACAAACTGAAGGGTTTTAATTATGACAGTACCAGTCAATGACAGAAGAATACAATATACGGCAACTGCTGGCCAGACTATTTTTCCATATGATTTTAAGATTACTGCTAATACGGAAATAGCTGTATTACAAACAGTGAATGCAACAGGAGTAACAACTACTCTTACTCTAACTACTGAATATACTGTAAGTGGCGTAGGTGATGCAGGGGGTGGGAATATAACTCTTGTAACTGGCACAGCTGTGAATGATACAATTACAATTACTGGAACTACGCCTTTAACTAGAGTTACAGATTTTAACCAGGCTGGTGATTTTCTAACTAGTGATTTAAATGATCAATTAGATAAACTTACTGATATATTACAAGAAAATGATACTGAAACTAACAGAGCTTTACTATTAGCCCCAGAAGATACAGCTTCTTCATTAGTATTGCCAGTAACAGCAGATAGAATAAGTAAATATTTAGCTTTTGATGCTAGTGGTGATCCTTTAGCAAGTGCAGCACAATCTGGTGTTCCAACATCTACATTTATGGCAACAGTATTAGATGATGAAACAGCAGCAGCAGCATTAACTACATTGGGATTTAGTACTTATATACAGACATTAATAGATGATACAACAGCAGCAGCAGCATTAACTACATTGGGATTTAGTACTTATATACAGACATTAATAGATGATACAACAGCAGCAGCAGCAAGAACAACTTTAGCGGCTCAACAAGATGTTGTTACTACTAGGGGTGATATTGTAAGAGGAAGTAGTGGTGGTGTAGCAGAAAGATTAGCTTTGGGAGCAGATAAAACTTATCTCAAGTCTGATGGTACTGATGCTATATTTGGTGCTATACCTTCTGCTGATCTACCAGCAGGAAGTACAATCCAAGAAGTAAATACACAGACAGGAGCAGTTGCAACAGGAACTACTATTATGCCTGGTGATGATACTATACCTCAAAATAATGAAGGGGATGAATATATGACATTAGCAATTACTCCAACTAATACTAATAATAAATTAAAAATAGAGATAATCGCTAGTATATCGCATAGTGGAGCAGCTATTACATGTACAGCAGCTTTATTTCAGGATTCAACGGCAGATGCTTTAGCAGCACAATCACATACTTTAGCAGGAGCAGGGGCAAGTGGGTATATTGAAACTCTTACTTTAACTCATTATATGACAGCAGGAACTACCTCGGCTACTACTTTTAAACTTAGATTAGGAGGAGCAGTAGCAGGAACTACAACTTTCAATGGATTTGGAGGAGCTAGAAAATTAGGCGGTGTAATGGCTTCAAGTATAACAATTAAAGAAATACAGGTATAAGTATGAGTAATGTAATAAATGCGATAAAAAAAATATATCCAGGGATTCAAGGGGGTTTTGTTTACTGGGAAACTAAGCCAGATGGTAGTCCATGGGAAAATCCTGAAGATGGATTAAGATGGGAAAACACTGAATATAAGCAACCAGCATGGTCAGAGATAGCATCAAAATTAGATAGTCTTGATCTACAGGAAATAAGAGATATTTATTATACAGAACTTGTTAAATTAAGGGAAGCAGAACAATACGCACCATATACATATAATGCTATAGTTCTTAAAGCTACTGAGAGTTCGCAAAATAAATTAGCTAATGTAAGTGATATCTTTAATGGTTTATCTGAAATAACTTGGTTAGACATCAATAAAAATCCAATAACTTTTACTAAGAATGATATACATAATATAAAAATTGGTTTATATAATAGGGCATTCGCTTTATACGTGAAGGAAGGTACAATTATTGCAGAAATTAACGCTATAACTGATTTAAATACTTTGGAGGCTTACAATGTTCAGGAAAGATGGGAAGCGAGCTAAACAAAAAATATTAAACACTCAAAAAGAATATGAGAGAATAACAAAAGAGATTAACAAATATTCTAATTGTTATATATTCTTATCTGTCCAATATTATACATGGTGGAAAGTAATAGGTCATATAATTACATTAGGAGCTATTTTAAAAAAAAGAAGGAGTAGAGCTAGTCATACAGCTTCAATCTATAAATTTGGGGCAGATCCTAGAATAATAGAAGCTACTGGACGTTATGGGGGTGTTAATCATAGAGGATTATATGATGCATATTTCCTACCCCAATTTCATGGTAAAGTAGTAGCGTATATTATTTCTTGTAATTTTACAGATAGGGATAGAGTAAAGCGTAGTGATAGATTAGAGCATAAAGATTTAGGAACTATATATTGTGCTAAGAAAGCATACAGATCATGGTTTGACTTCTTCAAGGAATATTTTAAATTAGGAAAAGAACAAAAGGATACTTCTGATGAAGTATATTGTACGGATTATATACTTGATGATTATGAGATAAGTACGAGAACTCAATTACTAGGAAATAATGCAGAGATAACGCCGGCTGAGTTAGGAGACTTTCTTAATGGAGAGCCCGCTATAAGATTTATTGTAAGAGATACCAAATGAATGGGGTAGGGGAAGGTCTATTAGTAAGAATCCTTTATGACTTAATAAAAAGCCCTAAATTACTTATTTTTCTTATTATTCTTGCGCCTATTTGCACGGGCATAGGATATTCTATATACTCTATAGAACAAATTAAACAGAACTTTCATAATATAAATGATGAGAAATGGAATAATTTTTATAATTCGGTGGTAGATGATCTTAAATATAAACAACAAAGAAGCAAGAAATTAGTTGAATTATGTGATAATGGTATTCCTGGATCTTGTACTTTTTCTTATTGGGGTATAGATACTAAAACTCGTATTGCAACAGCAACGAATTATTTTGTAATTAGATGTGAGTTTACATATCAAGGGAAGAGTTTTAAATGTGGTACTTCTTTAGATGTGAAATATCAACAAACATTATCAATTCCTCATGATTTAGTAACAAAGATAGCATCACAGCGTAGCTCTTGTGCTTCGAGTCAATGGGATGAGATTAAAGATATATCAGGTAGTAATTTTGAAAGATATGGAGAGTTATTAGATGTAGAATTAGGTTATGTAAGTCTATGTTCTCATGGGCATAATATAAGTATACTAACCCAAGTAAAAGGACATAACGCAAAAAAAAAGCTTAGCACTTCAACTGTTGGTTGCATAAAGGAAAATTGCATAGAAGAATCAAGAGAACTTAACTTTGATTTTCTAAAAATGTATGAATAGAGTTAAATTTGAATTCCAAGAGATATTAGCATTTATTAATTATTCAAGGGAAATCATTATCAGAGCCTTTTCAATTACAATATATCCAGAAGGAATTGATAGAGATAGAAGACTTTATTACTGATAGGAAACAAGAATATAAAGAGAATAAATGTGTGTTATAATAGATAGATTCATAGCTAATGATAAATTTACAATAGGAAGGGTATCTATTGATGGTGAATTTTTTTGTTATAGTTTAGAATTACCTTGGAAAGATAATAAACAAAGAGAATCATGTATACCTACAGGGGAATATAAATGCGAGCCTTACTCAAGTGCTAAATATTATAATGTGGTACAGATTAAAGATGTGCCACATAGGGAATTAATATTAATTCATGTAGGGAATTATCTAAGAGATACATTAGGTTGTATTTTATTAGGGGATTTATATGACGATAAAACGGGAATAGTATGGAACTCTAAATCAACTTTAGCTAGATTTTTTGATAGAGTTGGATATAATTTTAGAATTAAAATAGAAGGTAAAAATATGTCTTTAATAGGAGCTTTAGTATTGAAGAAAATAGGAAAACCTATTTTTGATAAACTTGCAGGAAAAGCAAAAGAAAGAGCCGTAGCCAAATTTACATCTATTTTAAAAGATAAATTCAATATTCAGAGTGAGGCTGATATTGAGAAGATTGATGAATCTTTAAGTAAAGAGGTCTTGATTGAAGCTGAGAAAGTTAAATTAGGTATAGAAGAAGAATATACAAAGCAGACAGATATTATTAACGAGACAATGCAAAAGGAGCTTACGGCTACTAATATTATGCAAAAAACATGGCGACCTTTTGTTGGTTATTGTTTTGGATTTTCTGCAGCTTTATTGATTACAACTATTTCAATAATTACAATTTGGTCAGTGATAAAAGGTGGCAATATGATAAGTGATTTAGCATTAGTATTGTCAAATATTAGTGGTCTTGTAACAATTGTATTTGGTGCTTTAGGTGGAGTATGTGGAGTAGTTGGTTATGGAAGAACGCAAGAAAAAATCAAAGGTGTAAAGAATGATTAGTATAATATCAATTAATCATCTAATATTAACAGGCATATTTTTGTTTGGTGCAATACCTTATTTTATATTATTATTTAATTATTAGAGTTAGAGCAAAGGCAAGTGTTGACCCTGAGAATTGAGGATATATTATGAAGCGTAGCAAGAGATTTGTTTTGGCGAACAATCTTTGTGGTATACTGTTTATATATTCAAAGAAAATTTAAATATTTTCTCTTGCTACATTTGTATCAAACCTTAAAAAAGGCTAATAACCATGACCTATAATAATACCCCAGAGGATAAAATTCAACAAGAAATTTTGAATGATCGCCTTTCTGCAATTAACGAAGAGATTGACAAAAAGCAATACAGCTTCAACAAGATAAGATTATAATTATTATTATGTTCCTTTTTATATCAGAATGCATTATCATTATTATTAATACTATTTAGGGCTTGTAACTGGCAGTTATATCCTTGCAGTATAATTTCCGTAGTATATCTATCATTATCGTTTTTATCTTGCCATTTTCTAGTTTGGAGTGACCCTTCAATATATACTTTATCGCCTTTTTTTATATATTGCTTAACGAATCTTACAATGCCTTCCTGATAAATTACTACATTATGGAACTCTGTTTTCTTCTTAGTTTCTCCCGTTGTTTTGTCCTTCCATTGTTCATTAGTAGCAACAGACAAATTAGCTATTTCTTTACCTGTTTTAGTTGCTCTTATATCAGGATCTTTGCAAAGATTACCTATTAATATCATTTTATTCATGCTCATAATTACCTTCTAAAATAGTTTAACATATCCCTAAGCTCTCTAGGTTCTAGATAACAATCTTGAATATCATTATCAACCCCAAACTCCATAATACAATGAATAATTTTTTGCATATCTTCCCTAGTAGTATCGCTTTTGTTAGAAATAGATCTTGCTATTTTTACACCATCTATCAAATTATAATGCCCTGCTTTTATTTTAAAGTAATATGATACTTCCTCAGAAGTTAGATTATCCCCTCTTTCATTCATGAAATCTTTACATATATTAATTAAAACCCAATAACCGCTTAATTGTTTACTAGATCGTTTAGGACTATGTTTATCAATTATGATGCTAAAATCTTGTATTGATTCGCTTGTGGCCTTTTTAATTAAACCAATTGCATGATCTTCTATTCCGTCCCAGTTACGCTTATTAGTTATTTCAAATATAAATTTTGTCATAATTATTTATTTGTGTTTAAATCTGCTCCTTTTTGTTGAATTTCCCAATGGGTCGGCTTTAAAATGTTATTTTTTAATTCATTAAATTCTACTAAAAGCTGATTTAAAGATTTAATAAAGTCATCATCTTTAAATACTCTAACTACTAATAATTTTGCACCATCTATAAAGCTAGGATGATACGATACAAAATCACACCATTTGCGATCAGTCGCTAATAATCCACCCTGAACTTGTGCTTTATAAATACTAGGTAATGCTCTGTTATGTAAGTATTTCATATGTGTATTTTGTTTAGGGCATTTAATTTCTATAAGTCCATCATCATCAATAAAGCCATCTGGAGAATATCCATAATGATCACATTTGATAAAGCCTATTTCATTAACTATATTAAATGTTTCTTCTTGATATGCCTGCCTTGCTTCATCTTCTAAATCATTACCTCGTTGCATGGCATCACTTTTATATATTTCTTCCTGTTCAGTGGTGAATAATTCGCTTGCAACTTGGAAAGCATAGTCTTTAAAAGTTTTGCTCTTTTCTCCTTTACTTGTTACAATCTTAGTAAAGTTAGATGCGGTAGGAATGCCAAGTCTAGCTTGATACCATTCTTCCGTATTTTGTTTACAATTAATTATTTGCATTCTGTTTTTCAATTTTAGAATTTAGTCTTAGAATTGTGTTATCATATTTATCTATAGATAACTCAGTTATTGCATTAATCTTCATTGCTTCACAGAATTTAATGTTATCTAAATCAACAATTTTTTCTATTAGATTAATTATATTATTAGCTAAATCTTTACTAATAGTTTTAGGTTGTAATTGGCTTTGTGGAATACTAATCACTCTTAAACAATCAACCTCCTCTCCCATAACTATAGTTTGAGATATTTTAAGTTTAATTCTTTTGTCCTCACAATCTTCCATAAATCGCTGTCCAGTACTCTTAAGTATTGCAGCTGCATTAGTTTCATTCACAATGAAAGGTTTTATCCAAGAGCTACTTTCTTTAAATCTTACAACTCTTTTATCATCATGCTTTCTGGTTCTGGGATTCTCTACAGATTCCCATTGAGCGGTTTTAATTGTCAATATTATATCCTCGCCGTTAGGTAAATCCTGGTGTCCTAGATAGTTCTTATTTGGATTTTGCAACCAATGTGTTTTTTCTTTAGTCATTATTTAACTTTTCTTTGATTAATCTTCTCATATTCTACTCTTTTGTCGAACATTTCATTTACTGTGCAATTATAACATAAATCATCACGTGAATAATATTCTGTATCGTATTCATCTTCTGGTAAGTATTTTTTACCACAATCTGAACATTCACATTTCTTAAGTAATTCTTTTTTTAATTTAGTCATTTTTGTTACCATAAGTACGTTTATAATGATTGTTGCTTTGTATATCAGTGT